CAAGCTTCGCATGCCGGAGAATCTTGTCAAGCTGTTTATAACGAATGATCATCCCGCAAAGCTTGTATTGTTCTTTTGTCATGGCAACAACCACCTTTCACGGCGATATTACCACAAGGAGGCAGGAAATGAAAGTATTCGTCAGTATCTTCTTCGGAGCGGCGGTGATCCTCACGGTTTACTCAAATGTAGGCGCATGGCAGAGCGCGATCGTGCTCTGGAAGTACGGCAGCCGCTGGCCGCTCGCGGGCGTAGCCCTGCTGACGCTCCTGACGCTGTTCGCCTGGGCTGCGGGCTGCTACCTCATCAAGCATTACATATTTTAGTTTTCTCCTTTTCATCCTCTCTATACCTTTCCCCTTGCAGCTCCCCGCGGTCTTTGCTCTTCTTTTCCCGCGGGGAGGCCTTAATGCAGCCGACGCCGGTCGCAAGCCCGGGAGCAAGATGCAGAGCGAGGCAGACAGAAAGCAGGTGACGAAATGGACGAGCTCAAGAGGCTGCGCGAGGCCGCGGGACTATCCCAAGTTCAGCTTGCATTGAGACTGGGCGTGTCGCAGGGCACTATAGCACACTGGGAAATCGGCAGACGCGCTCCGCAGGCCAGGCACCTTATAAAGCTGGCGAACATCCTCGGATGCAGCGTTGACGCGCTGCTCGGACTGAACACCCAGGGCGCGGACGCAGCCCGTGACAATACAATACCTGACAGGGAGGTGCGCGTCAATGGATAAGGACGCCCGGAACATCTACAGAAACGCGCGGCAGACTGCCGGTCTGACGCAGGAGCGCTGGGCGGAGCTGCTGGGGATATCCCCGGACAGCGTCCGACGGTACGAGGCCGGGGCGATGCTGCCCAGCGACGAGACGGTGCTGATGATGGCGGAGACGACGGGAATCCTCGTTCTGCCGCTGTGGCACCTCAGGGCTAAGAGCGCGATAGCCGAGGACATGCTCCCGGATGTGCCGGACGTGCCGCTGCCTCAGGCGGTGCTGAAGCTGCTGACATCGGTCAAGGCCGTGAGCGGCAGCATCGACAACCTGATACAGATCGCGTCTGACGGCATGGTCGACAACCGCGAGGAGGCACTCTTCGAGGAGATCGCAGGCGATCTCGACGACGTTATCGAGGCGGCGATCGCCGTCAAGTGCTCGGGAGGTGCGAGACATGCCGAGTGACAGGTATCAGGGACGCTTCCCCGGCTACACCGGGAAGAAGCTCTTCGAGGTCGAGCACCCGGTATTCGGGCGCTGCACCGTGGCCGCACCCGACGAGAACGCGGCGCTGCTGCCCGCGGCGACCTTCTGGCACACGTTCTGGGGAACGTCGGAGTTCTACGCATACGCGAAAGTGACCCGCGCAGGGCTGCTGGAGAGGAGCTCCGATGGCTGAGCTTACGGTGATGGTGCGCGCCGCGCTGTTCTTCGGCGTGGTCGGGACTGTACTCAGCGCGCTTGCGCTGGCGCTGTATTGGAGGAGGCACTGATGGACGATAAGCTTATATCGAAGCTGGACGCCGCCGATATGCTCGGGGTCTCCGTCAAGACCGTCGAGCGGCTGATCGCCGACGGCGACCTGCCCATGTACAAGATTCGCGGGCAGTGCAGGCTGATGACGTCCGACATTAAGACGTACATAGCGGGCTGCCGCAGAGTTGCGGCTAAGGCAGCCCCCGTCCCCGCGCGCAGGCAGCCCGCCCGACGCGGCTCGAAGCTCGTCGGCTGCGGGTACTACCCGGGGATGAAAGTGGTATAACCGGGCGCACTGCACCTGAAATTTAGACAAGGAGGCTAATTATGATCAAATGCGACACTATGAAGCTCAACCCGCGCGGCCATGTGGTAGCCGAGGGCGGCCCTTTGCAGATTCTTTCTGAGGCAAAACTCTTATTCTGTGAGCTTATTAATCGCGAGAAGCTTTCTCCCGTTGCGGCGCGCTTCGCAGTAGAGGCGGCTATAGAGGTATGCAAGCTCGGCAACAGAGAGCTCAGCTTTTCAGAATACTCCGCCGCTTGTGATATCGCCGAGAAAAGAGTCGGATTCGACTGGAGCAAGTTCGTCGAAGAATGCACCGGCACAGATTTCCCCGGACGCACCGCTGGTAAGGACGACGGCGCGCCGACGGGCGACCGCTCGGTCGAGGTCTACGTTATCAAGCTCTGAGCGCTTTGGCCACAGGTGCCGAGCCGGGTTCGGCACCTGCCACGAGAGCACTCGCATCTCGAAAAATTAAAGGAGGTCTACCAATGTTCGAGAACAAGTATGTAATCGTCCGCGGCGATCGCTCCGGCGTATTTGCCGGGCATCTCAAGAGCAAGGAGGGCAGAGAGGTCACGCTGACCGACTGCCGCCGTCTCTGGTATTGGGACGGTGCAGCCAGCATATCCGAGCTTGCCAACATAGGCACCAAGAAGCCCCAGTCCTGTAAGTTCCCCGCACCGGTCGCCGAGATCTGCATAACGGACGCGATCGAGATCATTCCCTGCACCGAGGCCGCAGAGGCAAGCATCAAGGCGGTTCGCGTATGGACAGCTTAACGGTTCAGGAGTTCCTGAGAGTCGAATTTAACGGCTACGGCGACGGCTACGGCTACGGCTCCGGCTACGGCTCCGGCTCCGGCTCCGGCTACGGCTCCGGCTACGGCTCCGGCTCCGGCGACGGCTACGGCTACGG